ACGTGAACGGGAGCCCGGTCGAACTGGACACCGAGGGACTGCAAAAACAACCACGCTTTCAGATCCTCTGCATGGAGCAGATCAATTTCATGCCGCGCACGATCACACGGCAGGCGTGGGAAGCGCAGATGAACAACCTCCTGAGTCAGATGCTGGACACTGAAGGGGCCGTGATATCGACCTCCGATGACACGTCACTGCGCGGTCAGTTCTACGATATGCTGGAGGAGTTTTCCACGCACATGCAGTCCGCGCTAGACAAAGAAGAGATGTTGCTTCGTCGCCCATGGACCGACGAGGAGCAGGGCCGAACATTCTTCCGCCTCAAAGATTTCGAGGCTTTCCTGAAACGAAATAAGTTCTTTGAGTATAAGAGCAACAAAATTGCACAGCGCCTTCGCGACATTGACGGCAAGTCCGAGCAGTTCCGAATAAAAGGCCGAGTGGTCCGCTGCTGGTCAATTCCGGCGTTCGCCAAGGTCACCGAGGAATTTGAATCCCGGTTCGAGGACGAGGAGGAGATGCCGTTTTGAGCAACACCATAAACAACTGGAGTGAGATTCTACGAGAGTTGCGGAAGCAGGCCGGAATGACCCAGGCCGAGTTGGCGTACAGAGCAGCCATGTCTCAGAGGACCGTGGCCGAGTACGAAAACACCAACACGCCACGGCAACTATCAATCTATAAGGTCGAAACAATATTAGCCGCGCTAGGGTACGAGCTTGACGCGATAAAGGTATCCGACGATGTTTAGATATTTTGGACCCCCCGGGACCGGCAAAACCACCACGCTTCTGAATCAGGTCGATGCCCTGCTGGCAGGGGGGATGGCTCCGAACGAAATCGGGTACTTTGCTTTTACGCGGAAAGCGGCCCACGAAGCACGTGACCGTGCCGTCGCTAGATTTAATCTGGACCCGGAGAAAGATTTTCAGTTTTTCAGAACCCTCCATAGTCTGGCGTTTCAGGTTTTGGGCATGACTGCTGCCGAGGTGCTGGGGGACAGGGGCCTCAAGAACTTTAGCAATGAGACGGGCGTTGACCTGTCTTCCGCAGGCAATGAGCACATTGCCGACGACGGTTTTGTTCTGTTGAAAAGCAACAACCCTATCATGCGGGCGATTGACCTTGCCCGGAACTCCCTGGAAGGTCCGCTGTATGCCTATAACCAGACCGAGCTACCTATACCATTCTATGAATTCGAGCACCTGTTTTCGGAGTACACGCGGTTCAAAACCGTCAATGGACTGAAAGATTTTACCGACATGATGGTCGAATTGTCCGAGAAGCCCGGCAGCATTCCGATCTTGAAAACCGTATTTCTGGATGAGGCGCAAGATCTGACGCCGTTGCAGTGGAAAGTGGCGCACCACCTGAGTGACAGAAGCGACCGCATGTTCGTCGCAGGCGATGATGACCAAGGCATCTACCGTTGGGCAGGCGCGGACATTGACCGGTTCGTGACACTGGGCGGCGGCTCTGAAGTCCTCACTCAGTCCTACCGAATACCGCGAAGCGTACACCGGGTTGCAGATTCCGTGGTCCGCAGAATCCACAAGAGGCAGAAGAAGGACTGGTTACCGAGAGAATTTGAGGGCAGTGTTCAACGCACTTACGATGAGACGGGCGTGTCGTTCGGCACTGACCAAGATTGGTTGGTTCTGGCGCAGGCCAATTACATGCTGGATGATCTGGCTGCACACCTCAAATCAAGCGGAGATTTTTTTGAACGCCGGGGTGCTCCCTCGCTCAAGCAAAACGTGCGGAATGCCATTGGTTCATGGAACTATCTACAGCAAAGACCCCACCACGAAGTGTCCTTAAAGGAAGCGGTTAACCTTTACGACCACATTTCCAGCGGTAGTGGCCGGTTAAAACGCGGTGCCAAGAAAATGTTGGGCGGTGCTGATGAGCAGGACCTGTTCTCGTTGGGCACGCTGCGAACGCATTTTGGTTTAGAGACACCCGACGCCACGTGGGACGTGGTGCTGGACCGGATTGAGGACGAGGACCGGGCCTATGCGACGGCGCTGCTGAACCGGGGCGTGAACATTTTTGAGAAGCCTAAAATCCGATTGTCCACGATCCACGGTGCAAAGGGCGGGGAGGCCGACAACGTCCTTCTGTTCACGGACCTATCAGGTAAAGCTTTGAAAGAAATGGAAAAAAACCCCGATGACGCTCACCGCGTGCTATACGTTGGCGTCACAAGGACCAAGAAGAATCTGGTTTTGAAGATGCCCGAGGATTCACAGCGGGGGTGGGCAATATGAGCCGCGTACTTCTGCCGGTTCCGCGTATGCTTGTGATCCTAGAGAGCCCGTATGCAGGAAATGTTGACGCCAATCTTCAATATGGTAGAGAGTGCCTCCTTGACAGCTTGTCGCGGGGGGAGTCTCCAATAGCCTTCCACCTTCTGTACACGCAGGTTTTAGACGATGACCTTCCGGTTCAACGTGCGCTGGGTCTTGATGCGTCCGCAGAGTGGTACGAGAAGGCAAATGCCGTTGTCGCATACACAGATTTGGGCATCTCTTCCGGCATGGAGAAGGGCATCAGCCTAGCGGAGAATTTGTCAATTTTTGTCGAATACAGGAAAATACGGAGTGATGACTGAATGCTTGCAAAAGAAGCCTTGGAGAAAGCCGCCGAACTTGTTGGCGGTGACCGCGCCGAAGCCTACGGCGATATCTACCAGAATCATAAAAACATCTCCATGTTATGGAATGGCTACCTTTATAACATTGACGAACTAAAACCGGAGGACGTAGCAAACATGATGGAGTTGATGAAAATAGCCCGACGAAAAACCGGCGTGTTCAATGCCGACGATTACGTCGATGGAGCAGGGTACTCTGCCGTTGCACTTGAGTGCCGGGAAAAAGAAAACAACCGGAAAGATTTTAAATGAGCTATTTCAAAAATACAGGAACGATTGAACAGTTAAATGCCATGCTGGCCGATTTTCAGCCTGAACCGGAAAAAAAGAAACAGGTGAGTGCTTTCGAAATAAATCGACATTGCGCTCACTGCAACAAAGAGGTGCGGATGTCAGGTGCGGAAAATCCCAACCAGAACGGGGAGTACACCGGAGTGCTTTGTAACAGATGTTACGAATCTGAAGTAGAGGCACAAGAGCGGGACGCAGCATACGCCGATCACATGAACCAGAAATATGCCAAGCATATCAAGTACATGCAGGATTTGCGGGACGTTGGCGTGCTGGTGCTAGAGGATTACCGTGAAGACTAATCTGCAAAAACCCCGGTGGGGCGTCAAGACCGAGTGGGTTCCCGTCAGCCATCTGCCCGCGACACCCAGCGATATAAAGGAAATTGCAATAGACCTTGAGACCAAGGACCCACGTCTCAAGTCCCACGGGCCCGGTTGGCCCACGGGCAACGGCGACGTGGTGGGGTTTGCCGTTGCATACGAAGGGTTTAACGCATACCTGCCCATTGCTCACGAAGGCGGCGGCAACCTCGACCGTGGCATAGTTATGAAGTGGTTTCAGCGAGAAATCGCCAACCACCCATCCGACAAGATCTTTTACAATGCAGCCTATGACGCAGGCTGGCTGGGGCAGTTAGGCATAAAGCTGCAAGGCCGGATGCTCGACGCCATGCTGGCTGCACCTTTACTCAACGAGAACCGGTTCAGTTATTCGCTCAACGCCGTTGCATACGACTACCTGGGTCTGATGAAGAGCGAGGCCGCATTGCGCGAGGCTGCACAAGAATTTGGCGTTGACCCCAAGGGCGAACTCTACAAATTGCCCGCATGTTTTGTCGGTGAATATGCCGAGGCGGATGCCAAACTGACGCTCGACCTCTGGCAGGTCTTCAAAGCCGAACTGACCAAGGAGGATCTCTGGCAAGTCTTTGAATTGGAAGCGTCCGTTCTCCCACTGTGTATTGAAATGACCCGGCGCGGCATACGGGTAGACCTCGACGCCGCCGAGCGTCTCAAGCAAGACCTCATCAAAGTCGTCAAGAATCTAAAGTCCGATATTAAAAAGGAAACAGGTCTGGAGTTTGAACTCTGGGCTGCGGCAAGCATTGCCAAGATTTTTGACCATCTGGACATACCTTATGGCCGCACCAAGACGGGTCTACCCAGCTTTACCAAGAACTTTCTGGCGCAGCATGAACACCCGATTGCTCAGAAGATTGCAGCCGCCCGCGAGAACGACAAGATAGGCAACACCTTCCTGTCCAGCATAACGC